GCAGCAATTCGATGCAAGCTCAAAAGTACCAAGCAAAATTACCCGTACAAATGCAGATGGTACTACTGAAGAGTTTGGCGGTGGTTCAGCCCGTAAATCAACGGCGGCCACTGTAGCCACTACAGGTACAACCAGCTCTATTACAGCTACAGTAACACCAGTTATTGGGGCAGTTGGTTATGCTTGGTATATCGGGGCGGCAGGATCTGAGCGCCTAGTAGCGGTTTCAACTGTTAATAGTGTGATTCTAAAGCAGGCGGCAGATCCAAACGCACAGTTAGCAAGTACGTTAGTGGATGAAGATAACTCTACAAGTACAATTGATTTTGACGGTTTGTTAATTCAAGCGTTTAAACCTAACAACAATGCTTATGTAAAAGTAATGCCAACGGGTACAGCTGGTGTAGGTACCACATTAACTAGTGATGGTGCTGGTGGTATTGTTGAGTTTGAAGAAGCTTTTGAGTATTTCTACCGCAAATATCGCTTAAGCCCTGATGTGATTTACGTTAGTACGCAAGAGTTACTCACCATTACATCTTTAATCATCAAAAATGGTGGCGCTCCATTACTACACTTGAATGTAGATGCGAGTAATCCTGCATCACTTCAAGCTGGTGTTGTTATTGGTAGCTACCAAAATAAGATTACTGGCCAGCGCGTTCCTTTACGTATTCACCCTAACTTAGCGGCTGGTACCATCTTTATGTTTACCTCGCGCTTGCCTTATCCATTGGCGAACGTCGGTAACATCGTACAGATGAAAATGCGCCGTGATTATCATCAAATTGAATGGCCATTACGTACACGCCGTTATGAATATGGTGTGTATGCAGATGGGGTGCTTCAACATTACGCACCTTTCTCGATGGGTATCATCACCAATATTGCAAAACCAGTTCAATCTTAAATTTATTGCCCAGCCTAATCCGCTGGGCATTTTCTTGGAGTAAAGCAAATGGGATTATTTAAAGCCCCTGAGGGTGTGACATCGGTTAGTGTCGCAGGTGTAGAGCTTGAAGTTAAAGACGGTTTTGTTGAGACAGATGAGAATATCTGGCCATTTGTAGAGCCTTTGGGTTTTACGGTTGGTAAGCCGGATGATTTGGTAGCTCTTCGTGAAGCCGCAGCTAAAGCCGCTGAAGCAGCTGAGGCCGCAGCCAAAGAAGCGGCAGAAAATGAAAAGCTGGCTAAGGCTAAAGCCGAGGAAGAGGCCAAGGCAAAAGCGCAGGCAGAAGCGGAAGCAGCCGACAAAGCTAAAGCGGAGGCTGAGGCCGCAGCAGCTGTAAATGCATCTGCTTCAGCTGGAGCAGATGCCGACAAAGCTAAAGGTAAAAAGGCGTAATCAATATGGCACTTACAACATTAGAAAAAGTTAAGGAGTTCTTAGGGCTCAAATCGTCTCAAGCTGAAGCAGATGCCTTACTTTCACGCATGATCGATGCTGCAAGTGCCTTTATTGAAAATTGGCTAGAGCGGGAAGTCCTAAGACATTCAGTAACTGAATATCGAGATGGAAACGGAAAATCTGAACTTGTTCTAAAAGAGCCAGATATACGTCTTATTAACAAAGTTCTTGTTAATGGTAGGGTAATACCAGAATCGTCCAATTTTCACGACTACGGTTATCGCTGGGCTGACTGGTGGTTAATTTTGCAAGGGGATTGCTTTACTCATGGCCGGCGAAATATTCAGATTGAATATGAAGCCGGTTTTGATGAAGTCCCGAGTGATATTGAACAAGCTGTAATTGACCTTGTAGCACTACGCTTTAAGGAAAAAGACAGAATCGGCATACAGTCTAAAACCTTGGCGAATGAAACTATTTCATTTTTCATAGGTGAATTAACTCCATCGGCAAGAGCAACACTACAGCAATATAAGCGAGTCGTTCCAATATGATGATTAATTATCATGTAGATGGTGACGCCAATTTAAGCGCTACAGTTGATCGAATTGATGCGGAGGTCCGGCAATCAATTGCCAAATCTACACTAAAGTTATTGATCAAGGTAAAGCGGGAAAAGCTGAACGGTCAAGTCCTTAATAAACGTACTGGTCGCTTAGGCCGTTCGATAACTCAAAAGCTTATCGAATTAAGTAATGGTGTTGCCGGTATTGTGGGTACCAATGTTGAATATGCTCCTCCTCATGAGTATGGATTCAATGGTGACGTAACAGTAAAGGCTCATTTGAGAATGATCAAAATGGCTTTTGGTAAATCTATTAGTCCTAAGCAAGTCAGTATTAAGACTCACACACGTAAGGTTGATTTGCCTGAAAAATCTTTTTTAAGGTCTGCCTTAGAAGAGATGAGAAAGGAGATTAAACAGGATCTGGAAGTATCAATACGGCGGGGCATAGCATGAGTATTAATCGTGAAGCAATTTTTATAGCTCTTTTTGATCTATTAAAAAATATTGATGGTTTTGTTACTGCAGAACGGCGTTTAAGACACTGGAATGATGTACCCGACATTGAACAGCCATATTTATGTTTAGCTCAAGGGCAGCAAAACGTAGTTCAAGGTAGCCCTGCTACTGGTGTAAAGCCTAAATGGACATTATATGCAGACATCTATTTGTACGCACGTACAACCGGTGAGCAGGTTCCATCTAGTGTGCTTAATCCATTAGTCGATGCTATTGAAGCAGCTTTACAACCGGAATTTCCAGAAATTGAAAAATGCCAGACTTTAAATAGTTTGGTTACTCATTGCTGGATTGATGGAACCATTGAAACAGATGAAGGTACGTTAGGTGATCAAGCCGTCGCCGTCATACCGATCAGCATTTTAGTTAATTAATTAAATTTTCACCAAAGACCTGCTTTTTAGCAGGTTTTTTTATGGAGTATTACATATGGCTCAGTATTCTTTTGGTGTGGGTAATCTATTTGCTACACCATTATCTGATGCATACGGCGCACAGATTGCCAAACCCACATCTTTCGAGCTTGGGATTTTACAAGATAACTCGGTTGATTTTAGCTTTGATGTAAAAGAGCTTTATGGTCAAGGGCAGTTCCCTGTAGACATTGCACGAGGAAAAGGCAAGATTACAGGTAAAGCAAAAGTTGCTCGTTTAAACGGTCTTTTGGTCAATAGCATTTTATTTGGTCAAGCCATGTCTACGGGTTCAGCTACAGCAGTGGCGCGCTCACTGACTGCTACACCAGTGCCTGTAGGTGGAACCGTTACACCAACCCCGCCAAATGCTGGGGTTTTTGTTGCGGATCTAGGTGTAACTAATGCAAAGGCTGTTCCATTAACGCGTGTAGCATCTGCACCCGCAGCAGGGCAATACTCAGTTGATGAGTCTACAGGTGCATATACATTTGCTACAGCTGATGCAAATTTGCCGGTGTTTATTAATTATCGATACTCCACAACAATGGCCGGCGCGAAGTCTTCAACAGTTATGAATTTGCCAATGGGTGAGGCACCGTCATTCTCGTTAGATCTTCATAAGGAATATCACGGGAAAATCTTAACGCTGCACCTCTTCAAATGTGTCAGTACAAAGATGTCTCTTGCTGGTAAGCAAGACGATTACGATACGCCAGAATTTGAGTTTCAGGCGTTTGCTGATGATCTAGGTCGTGTATTTGATTGGTCAATTTCGGAGTAAAAGTAAATGCAATTTAAGCAAGTTGATAACCCGCGCGGAAATGAAAAAAAAATTGCTGGCCAGAAATGGATTTTTGCTCCGGCTCCTTTGGGGGCAATTGAGCGTTTTCAGGATCAATTAAGTTCGGACTCAGTGCCGGTAGCAGTCATTATTGATATGGCCCACATTTGTTTAAAGCGAAATTATCCTGACATTACCCGTGAATTTATTGCTGATGAATTGATAGATATCGGCAATATGCAAGAAATTTTGGATCTTGTGGTAAATGTTTCTGGTCTTGACCATAAAGGCGACAAAGAGGCAACCGATTCGGGGGAATAGACTGGGAGGAGCTTTACACTCATTTAGTGCTTAAAACTGGTAAGGACTATGATTACGTACGTAATGAAATAGACTTACCACGATTAAGAGCAATGAATGCGTATAACAAAAAGTTTCCTCCCGAAGAGGTTAATCTTCATCGAATTTATTTGATGCTGGCTTGTTTCTTTGGTGTAGATAAAGATGAGCCAGAGGATGATACGCCAGA